ACTGCGGTGTATATCTTGTCCTCTATACCACCCTCGCTAAATATCCAATACACCTTATTAAATGTCCTCTCCATCGTTGTCATCCTATCCCTAGCCTGCCAGTAGCTTACGGCAGAGAAGTCTATGTTGTAGAAGACAAGATGTGCCGCATTACGTAGCGATATACCCTCACGCCCAGAAACTATCTGTAGGGCGATTGATTTGTCGGTTGAGTTAAACTCATCTAGGTCTGTAGTTAGTCTATCACCGAATACAGACTGAAGCAGCTTTAACTCCTCCTTAAACTTGTAGAATATACCGATCTTACTTCCCTTAAATGTATCTCTGACAAATATAGCTTTTGTTCTGTCAATAGCCATGCTATTTCCAGATTCAAATTTAACAGTTCCGCTATACAACTGGTGTAGCTTCTGCATCAACTTAGCAGGAGTATCACCAAGTATAACCTCTTCCTTACCCTCCACGACAAGATCCTTTGAAAGTGTGTCGCATATCTGATAAGTCCTGTCTTGCATCTTTACATACAGAACCTCTTCCTCTATGTCTGTAGAGAATCCAGCCTCCTTCTGAGTAAAGGAAATCACGTAGGGTGCAACAGCACCCATTATCTTGTCCTCGATACCACGAGAGTAGTCGTTGACCATAAAACTGTTTATCTTTCTCTGCCACACATTCACATAGTCATGAGACCAGGCATAAAAGTTCTTGTAACCCCTGAACGGATTGTCTGGGTGTACATAGAACTGGTGGTATATCTGACTGTAAGACTCAGGTGTCAGAGTGCCAGTCATGAGTATAAGTTTGGCATTATTTATAGACAACATCTTTCTTATCTGACGTGTCCTTATGCTTGGCTTAGGGAATGCAGACATGGTGTGTGACTCATCGCACACCACCACGTCAAACATCACATCATCAATCTTGTGTATGGATTCATAGTTTATGATAGTTATATCAAACCCTGGATCCATGGTGTCGTAATCGGCCTGTATGGATGATATAGCCTTCTTCTTTGTCAAAAATAAAACCTTGGTCGCCCCAGCAAGCCTACATATCTCTAAGGACGTGAAGGTCTTACCGAGGCGTACCTCCATCGCAAGGCAAACCATATTGAGTCTGTTCAGTATGTCGACACCCCTCCTGGATATGTCAACCTGGTAGTCACGTAGTCTCATATCTTAAAAGTTTAGTTTCACCTGTTCAGGCTCAGTTTCTATAAATTCTATCATCTTTCCAGACGCATTCCTGGTTATAATCGGCTTGGTATCGTACTTAAACTTACCAAAGCTATCAAGCCACTTGTAAAACTTACTATGAGAAAGCTTAAACTTTCCATACGGACCATAGTCTGGATACTCCTCGGTAAAGTTGTTGTAAAGATCCATACCCAGGCTTGCCGAACCTTTGTTCGTGTAGTAGTTATCCTTACCGTCAGCCCACTCCCAGAAGTCTGAATTAGTCTCAGCAATAAAGTTCCTAACCTTAAGGTTCTTGAACTCGCATACAACAAGGCCACTCTTCAAATATAGCTGAAGGTTGTCTATCATGTAGTTGTCAAACTTTGACCATTCAGAATCTGTCCACTCGCTGAATAGCATGTGGCCAAAGTCACTCTCAGGCGTGAAGCTTTTAGTATAGTACTGCTTGAACTCCAGGTCCCACTTACGCCTCTCAAAGCTATTACCAGCACCCTTGATTGCATAGTTTGTAGTTATAACAATCTTTGGAGAGTACTCGAAAGGTATGTGTATCTCGTCCTTGTTTTTCTTCTCAAGGGTAATGCCCTCTGTGATTACAGAGAAAAGTCTCTCGAAGTCAAAATTCTTTGCGACGTCATCAAACACAAGTGTCTGTGTATCTACCTGTACCCTCTGGTACGGGAAAGACTTTTGAAATGAAAATCCCTTTCCGTCAATTATAACCATCTTCTTGATGTGACTTATCGACTTGACAAAGATACCCTTACCAGTTCCACCCTCAGGATGGTCAGATATTATCTCGTCATTCAGTATGACGGCAGGGCAGTAGCTTGCTGGTTTGTGTGAGTGCATAAGGTATCCAAGAGTGCTCTCCATAGACCTTGTGCTATCAGATCTGTCTCCAGATATGTTCTTAATGAAGTACCTGAACTCTGAATCCTTAAACTCAGACTTGATGAAGTCCCTGTCTATCTTTTGCTTTTCCCATACATGCCCCTTAAGGTTTCTGTAAGAAATGGTTTCTACGCTATCCCTTGTGACCTTTACAGCACAGTTTCGGTAGTACAAATAAGCCTCATCAGTGTTATCAACCATAAAGTCTGGCTCTATCCTTGAGACATAATTTAAAAATGTCTCCTGAAAAAACTTTGTATTGAGTGCGAAGAAGTTGTATACCGACATGTCGTCGATACCTAGAAGGAAGTCAAGTACGAAGTCCTTTATCATATCCTCGTTAACGTCAGATATGGTGTTGTCAATCACCCTAACGAATACAAAGTTATTGCTACCTACGGGGTAGTACTTGTAGAAACCATTATCCTGCAAGTATAATCTAAACAGATGAGGTACAAGATCAATCTTACCCTTACTGTTCTTTATCCAAAATTCATTGAAGTCTACAGTCTTAGCGACCTCATCGACATCGACATCCTGATTACTGTCCTTTATCTCAGAAATAGGTACGCCCATCTTTATGTCTCTGGCTATTGCAGATGTCTTGTCTACGTCCTCGTAGAACTTAGTGTTGTGACCAGACATGTTCTTGTAAGCACTACGTACTATAGCCATAATCTCCGAAGACTTCTCACCAGTTGAGTCGTATGAGTTCAGAGTAGTAAACGCCTCGTCTTGATTGATTCCAAACTCATTCAGTGCGGAAGCCAAAATAAAAAGGTTGTTGTTCTTCTGACCCTGGACCATACCATACTTCTTGTCCCACCATAGCGAGAGCCTGCGTATGATCTCGTTGCTATCTGATATCTTTATGGTTGCCTTTGACTTGGTTACAAATTCAATCTCCTTCTCCATGTCCTTCCATACAGATGAAAGCTCATTGACATATATGTCTGGATCATAACTCTCGTAGCATACCCTTGAAATGTTCTTGCACGAGGTATCGAACTCATCGCATGCGTAGTACTTCTCAAGTGCCTTGAAATATTTTTTATGATTCTTTGCATCTTTAGGTATACGGACAAGCGTCTTGATACCATTCCCAGATGGAGATGTGAATAGACAGTAAGTGAACTCATCCTCCATCAGCTCCAACCTCTTTGAGTGTAGGTGTTGCTCGTCCCTGAAGCCATCGAAGTCCAGGCACATTATCCCACTGTGATCAATGATGGAGCTGTCACGCCTATCTGAAAAAGTCCCAGAGAAGCAGATGGCAGGAAGTTGTTTTTTCAACTGATTCCTACCATCTTTATCCACCTCTAACCTAACCTGACCTACTAAATCCTTTGAAGATCCATCACGTATACGATCTATTGCCCTATCTATGTCTATGTGGTATGGCTTGTCTGTCTCGTTTATTGTCTTAAAGTACGTTATCATTTTTTCTCTGCATTAGAAGTTTAGTAATATATGCCGTAGCATCCATCAACTCCTCTAGCAGATGCATAAGGAAGTCATCGTCATTATTGTCATGTAGTGTGGTTTTGTACTTGATAATACCCTTCTTACTTCTGGCGTCGTAGTGATCCTTCAATGTCTCTATAACCTTATCCCTCTTGTCAAGATTATCTGTACGTGTCGTGTAATATTTCATATGATTGAATTAAATTGGTTAAAGAAACACCGACCACCATACAGTCGGTGTTATAGGTTTTTACTGAGTATGGTCAGCTAACCAGCAGAACCCTAACTGCTTTCATCATGAAAACACAATGCCTAAAACGGAAGATCTCCGTCCTTCTCTTCAGTTGTAACTGGCTGTGGAGCTGGTTCAGAGGATCCCTCTATTCTCCATGCCTCTAGTGTGTTGAAGTACTTAACCTCACCATCTGGTGATGTCCACTCACGTCCTCGAAGGTTGAACGATACCTCTACCTCTTGACCCTCTATAATAGAGTCTAAAAGTGTCGTCTTATCCTGCACCGCCTGGAACGATATGGTTTGTGGATACTTATCTGCCTGATCGTTCAGTACAAATGTTCTCTTCTTAAACTTTTCACTTACTTGTTCTGTGTCGAAGATCTTTTCCACGACACCTTTCATTTTAAATTGATTACTCATTTTATTTGTTTTTGGTTGTTAAAAAATTTACATATTCCTTTGCGTACATCTCTGCCGCAAACATCCTTGCATCCATGTGCTTGATGTCATCCTCAGTCAGCTCTATCTTTACTATAGTTGCACGTAGGTTATCCTCCAGTGCGTCCATGTAGTGTAGACTGTCGTCCTCATGATCAGGTATCAACTCCTCAGGAGTGGTAGTGAGTATGTAGGCAATCTCACCATCAGACCAGTGCTTACCAGTCTTCTTGGTAAGCATGTATAGGTACATCTTTACCTGCCACTCGTATGTAGAGTTCTTTGGCGGACGTTTTGGGAACGTCTTCTTTGACCAGCTAGACTTAATGTCTATCACCTTAAGTCTTTCACGATCAACAATGTCAGGGTGACCTGATGCAAACAGAAAGCTAAGTGAGTAGTGGTCATCGAACTCCTCCATCTTACGATAGTCAGTGAAGAAGATTCTGTTGTATATCTCGATAGACTCGTCCTCAACATCCGTGCCCTTCGTCATCTCTCTCCTGTCGATAGATACACTATACTCGTACATTACCTCATCGATTGCCTCTTCTATCAATGTCCTGGCTCCTTCGCCCAATGTAATTGGTGCGTCACGCTTGGCTATTAAATTATAACGCTTAACGGATTGGTTGTGCGTCAATTTATAATCATCCTTGGCCATCAAAATATCAAGCTCCGCCTCTTGCCTGGCTGTCAGGCCGTCCGTACCTGTAAATAGGGCCGCACATTTACTTGCTCTTATTCTCAGCATCTTTCAGGGTTTTAATTTGTGAATCACTCAGTTCGTAAACGGCAGATATTTTTGCCAGTGTTGACCGTCCGTTTGATACGGACTCAGTCGCCTTCTCCATCTGATCATCTGTCAGTACCTTCTTTGTCTTCTTAGGCAGTGGCCTGGTGCTAAAACGCAGTGCGTCTACCATTCCCTGCGGTGACTTGACCTTCTCGGTGTTTAGGACGATCTGCTTACCGATGTACTCGTTGTAGTCGAATGTTCCAAAGAACTTCTCCAACCTCTTAAAGTTTGATCGGTTGCAAACCATCGGCTTGTCGAACTCATTCATCATCAGGAAGACCTTATCCTCCTTACCCATCTCGCCTACGAAGACGTCTTGGTATATTTTCTTGATGGTTACTAGCTTAGGCTCATACTTTCCATTGACCTCCAAGTCCCATGAGCCGAGGTACTTGTTGTCTTTCATTAAATTTCTCCAGTGCATATTAAATTAAATTAGGGGTTACAATATTAATAATTATTTGTTAATAAGTTACGGTATTTGTGGATTTTTTTTTGAAGATCCTCTCTGCTACGCTTGAACATGTCTACCACCTTCTCATTACCGTTGGATATGCCTATGCGTATTAAATCGTTTGTTCTCAGTAGTTTACGTTGATGAACTTCTATGTTTAGCTTAACACATCCCATGAACCATCCCTCATCCTTAAATACCTTAAGACTTTTTCCTTCTACATCCTCAAACTTATCCGTCCTGGTCATCACGTTCTTTATCTCGATACGTCCGTCCTCGTGAAACTTTTCTATCTTGACGCCCATGTCCAGGTACCAGTCGCTATTTTCTGTCCAGTATAATGACTTCTCCTCGTCATTTACCAGATCCTCCCAGGCCTTCATTGTTTGAAGTATTTAAGGAGGTATGTCTGACCATCGTAGTCCTCGAAGCTGAACATTACCTTGTCCTGATTCTTTATCTCGTTTAATGATATGTCATACATGCCGTCGAAGTGTATTGCGTATAGTACAATCATGTGATTCTTTTTTTTAGAATCTATGCTCTTGAATACAATAATCCTGGACTCGTTACTCACGATAAGGTCAAGACTGTTTAGGCCATAGAACTCGAACACATCAAGGCATTCAGAGACCGCCTCCTTCTTTGTCTTTACGGTCTTGAAGTAGCCCTTGTACTCACTGTCGTAATCAAAGCCATCTGGGACGTTGAACTTCTGCGAGATCAGGTTGGTGCTGAACATTAGCACCATAATTAAAATTACATTTTTCATAATATTAAATTTAAGATTGATAAAAATAATGCGATGCATGAGCCGAACATACAGCACATTAGCGTTGGTATAACAATCGACCTGACGGCTATGCTCAGTATGTTGTCCATCGCCAGATGTAAAAGCCAGAGCGATAGGCCGAATGTTAGTATTGAAATTATTGATATCATATTAGTTCTCGTTTATCTCCTCGATGACGATCTGCACAATGCTCTCCTCTATGTCTATCAACTCTGCCTCAGGGAAGAAGAAGTTGAAGTAGTTGAGTGCCGTTAGGTCGTCCTCGCAGTGTATTTTTGTGTATGACCTCTCACCATGAAGTGTGAATGTCAGTGCGAATGATTTGTTGTGTGTCATAACTTAGATATGTATATAATGTTACAATCCTTACCAAACTTTTTAATTGCGTCTTGGTAACTTAACGCATTGATCGTCTCTCCAGTGCATAGGTTGTCGCCTATCATGTAGCATATGTGAAACTTATTCATCGCCTACCTCCTCATCAATTACCTCGATCGATTGTAGCCGAATCTCTCCACTCTCCTCACACTTTGTGCAGTTCTTGTACGACTGTGGATGCTCGAACTCATATGTCTCCTCGCAGCTATTACATCCGTATGTGTATATCTTTTTTTCTTTACTCATCTTTGTCTTGGTTTTAAATTCTACTCCCGCTGCTGCCTTTCTTAAACTTTTTTAAAGCATTCTTTTTGTTTAATGCACTGATATAAAAACAACCTTCTTTTACTTTTAATTGAGATTTATTAGAAGAATTTTTTGCCCAATTTACTTCTATGGTTTCAAACTCTGCTAAATTAATATTCATAGTTTGAATCTCTATCTCAAACAAAGAATGTCCTTTATGCGGTTTTATTACACCAAGTTTTTTTACTTGTTTTTTTGCTTCGGCTGTTTTTACGCCCTTGTTGTGCTTGTTTATTTCAACATGGCTTGAAGCATAATTATGTGTTATTAATGGATTACTCATCTTATTTGTTTTGTTTTAATAATTTCATCAGTTCATATATAGCACTATGAGTCTGTGCGTCTGTCAAAGGATCGCCAGTCAGTTTGCTTTTTAAGGCCTGAATCTCTGCCTTTACATCTTTCTCCTTACTCATCTTAGGTATATGTTTATATGGTTAGTAATCATCACGTCATCGCCACCGATCCTGGACACCATCTCGTCCGTCCGATTGCCTATCAGGATGATGTGCCTCCTCGATATCTGTATGCGATAGAAGTAATCTATGTCTATGCCCTTCTTTGTGCATACGTACCTGAGGTATCTCATCATGACCGTCATGGCGTAAGGGTCTTTGCTATCTCACTTATCTTGGACTCCAGGATGACTATCTGTCTGCCATGACGTAATACAGATCGCCTGTCTTTCTCCTTCAAATCTACGCAATCTTCTGGATACATGTCTATGTTCTCATCCAGTATGTCAATCTGATTGTTAAGGGACTCTATTCTCTCTACTATCTCAAGTAGTTTCTCTATCTTCTTCTTCATGTATATTTGATTTTATTGGTTATATTAAAGTTATCGTATATGGTGTATTCAAATCTGACAATTCAATATCGTATTCATCGGTCTGCATGTCATATTCTTGCGTAAAGTAAGCCCTTATTGAATCTTGATTACACGCATCAAATAGCTCATTAACTGACATACTTCCATGACCAACGCTATACATCTGATGTATGATTGAATTAGCTAAGTTTGTTCTCAACTCTAAGTTCTCCTGGTCTTGCCCATAATCAAAGTACCAATCTAAAAATCTTTCTTTTGTTATTGTTAATTGTTTCATATCTATTTATTTATTTCGTCCTCAATTAGTTCTCTCAACTCCTCGATGTTCACGTCGCCATCTCCATCTGCCCTCTCTATAAAGGTAGGTCTCATGTATGTCATGTGTCCGTAATGGTAGTCTATCTCGTCATTCAGTCCGTTGAATCGTACTGGAATCTCCTCTCGCCTTAACTCCCTCTCTATACCTACGTTAAAGTAGACAGTCCCTGATACGCATACGCATATGTTTGCGTCGTCTATGTAGTCTATGTCTATGTTCATTTGATTTTATTTAAGTGTTATTGAATAATGATTGTGCCCTATCTCTATGATATCGTCGTCTGACATCCGTTCTATTGACCTTCCGTTCAATAGGTCTTCGTCTCCGATTAAAATCGACTTGATGAGGTCTATTACCTCGTCTCTTGTGTACTCCATGCCGAGTATCTCGGCTCCGTTGTCTATGTATTCTTTCATTTTGTGTTGGTTTGTGTTACGAAATGTTGGTTTTTTTTTGGATTAACATCTCTGAAACCCTTGATATTACTATGTTTTTTTATTGAAATGTTAGAATGTTAGTTTTTTCCCTTCTGTGAGAGAAAAGTAAATAATATATATATATACTGATGATTGTGATAATATATATTCTCCCCACAATTTGTAATATTTCTAACATTCCAACATTCTTTCGTTCAATCGATTGATTTACAGACACTTAGCCAATGTTGGTCTGTTTAACATTTTATCGGCTAATCTATTGATTGTCAGTCAGGTATATTAACATTACAGATGACCTCCGAAATTTTTTTGGTCTATATCGAACCTTGTCTCTACCTCTTGGTCTTTATCTGTCCAATATGCACCTATACCCATACCGAATCCGTATTCGTATTCCGATACTGATATCTTGTTATCTAACCTATCTACATATAGGTGTTCATTCTCCATCAGATAATCTGATACATCATCTAACTCTATGTTGTCTGGAATATCTATCTCTACCTCTGCTACCTTATGGTATATTCGTCTTTCGCTTATTGTTACTTTCATGTCTATTTGTTTAATTGGTTTATAAATTCTACTACTGATTGATGTGCTTGATATATGTCTTGACTACATATACCCTCGTAAATGTTTGAAATTGCATTTATAAATGCCTCCTCGGTATGTTCTGCCTCTCCTACCAAACACTTCTCCACCACTGGCATTAGCCAATCCCAGGAGGAATGAAATTTCATGTGTTTAGACAAGTATGTGTCGTTATCTGTATTGTCGAAAGGGATTAAATGTAAATCTCCTACGGTTTCAAACATCATAAATTCTGCTATTAGTTTATTCTTATCTTGTGTGTTCATCTCTATTTGTTTTTATGGTTACTAACTAACTCGTCTATCTTCATCTCCAGGTAACTCGCCTTCTGTGTCATTGTACCTGCACCCTGACCTTTCGGTAGGCTTATGTCCTTGCCTGACTTGAAGTCGTGTATCGCCTCCTGACCGTTGCGTATCCCTTGCTCGATTGCATTGCGTAGGTCTGACGTTACGTTTGTGATGTCGAGGTATAGCTTACCCTTGTCAAACCATCCACCAAGATGATTGTCTGCTGAGTATAATTCCACGCCATTCTCTCTTACGAAGGTCTTGACTGCTTGTTCTACTTCTGAGATCGTAAACATCCCTTCCAATGTGTTGTGTATCTTCTCATGCCCATATATCGAATAGGCGTATCCCTTGAAGTCATGCTCTCCTGATACAAGGTTGAATGTTGCACCACCATCCTCAAGTAGTGCTTTACTGAATTGTTTTAAGTTTTTCATGTGTATTTGTTTTTTAATTTCCATTCTGTTTCTACTCTATGTCCTTCTGAATCTGTTGGGATTCCATTATCATCAACACCTACACATACCTCTATATTTGTTAGGTACGTACATATTCCACACCCTTTATCGTCTTCTTTGTATATGTCTACGCTATGTAAATTCAATGCCGATTCAAGATTCTGAATGTCTTCCTTAATTAAATGTAGTCTTCTTATCAGATCTTTTTTTGTTAATTTTTCTATCTTATTCATGTCTATTTGTTTTTGTTTAAAAATCTGAACTTAAACTTACCTTCTTTGATTACACTAATTGCTTTTTCATGCGAATTTATGGCAAAGGCATCTTTGTCTTCTTTACTGATCTTAAATTGATTATCAACATCTTCAGCAGTGCTTGTAAGTTGGTTGCCTACTTCATCAAGTTTTTCACTAAGTTCTGTTAAATAAATTCCTATTGTCAAAAAGAAGTAAACATTTACTCCCATTGATATAATTAATAAAATTCCTATTGCTTCGTTCATAACTATTTGTTTTCTTTGGTTAGTAATAATTGTATCTTGTATCTCATCCTCAGTAGGAAGTATCCGATACGACTCTGATCATCTCGAAGCATGTTGTGCTTGTCTGATGATATGATTTTCTTTAGGTCTCTTGATTTCATATCTAATGTGTTATGTATAGTTCGTCATTCGCAGTGCCATATGCAACTACGTTGTATGTTACTAAGGTGGCAAGTGCTACCAATATTGCAAGGGTTATACCTCTCATTATTGTCTCTGTATTTCTCATATCTATTGTCTTTGTGGGTTATTAATTAATTGTGCATCTTGTAACTGCAATCCAAATTCTAAAGAAGCGAATGCTCTTTTGTATGTAATCGTCTTGTAGTTACTCCTTCCATCAGGAAAATATAATGACTTTATTACGTTGAGGGCAGTAGTACCATTAGGCATCTCGTATTCAACCAAGAAACCATTCTTGCTTGTCGCTACCACAAAACCATCTCTAAATCCTTGATTTCGGTGTACACTTACATGCCTCCCTAAATATTTCTTATTTAGTATTTCTGTATATCTATCAACAATTTTGTATAGTGTTTTTAAGAATGATTCGCTTACGTTTGATACCTCTACAATTTTACCAAAACTATCATCTATATCTCCTACTTTTTCAAGGTAGGATGCAAGACTGTTTAAGTCTCTAACTGTTGCTACGTAATTCTTATTGATACGTAGGTATACGTGTCCTTTATTGCTCATCTCTATTTGTTTTATGAGGTTCACTTGGGTGAACCTCTGATTCCTCATACCATACCTCATCTACGAAGCAGTCCTTATCTCTCTCAACCTTGCTCATATAGTTGTCAAGGTGTTGTCGGTCATTGAACGTCTTGTTCACATACCAATCCGTACCATCGGGCATTCTAAATTTAATCTGCACTTTCATTGTATTGTTTTATAAATTCTACTACTGCATTGTATCTTATATCTAAATCGTTACTGATTAGGCATTCATCAAAGTACCCTACCTTGCCTACATTAGCACTCAGATATTCTTCAATCTTATCCACTACGGGTATCAACCAATTCCAATCGGTGTTATATCCTTTGTCATAGTCAAAATAGTTTGTAGAACCATCGGGGAATGAACCATATCGACCTTCCCTATCAAAATCCATATTCCAAAAACTATGTCCCTTTGTACCATCGCTAAATACAATAGGTCTTGCACCCATAAATTCTGCGATTAACTTATTGTTCTCTTGTGTGTTCATCTCTATTTGTTTTTATTGTTCTTTAATTCCGTAAACTTCTAATACTTCGTATCCTCTTGCCTCTAATATCTCTATGATTTCTTCCTCTACATCTGTGGTAAAATCATATCCATTGAAAGAGTAAGGGCAACCGCTTACTCTATACATACATTCGTAATAATTCATATCTGTTTTTTTTAGTTAAATACTCTGATTCTTCTTCTGCTTCCAGATACCTCAATTCCGTTGATGAATATCGCTACGATATCAAAACGTAGGCATGGCGTTCTTCCTATTATTTTTCTTTTTCTCATGATATTTGTTTTTTATTGGTTAGTGGTGCAGTGAGTATTGCTCTCATTAATTAGTCATTCTAACTGCACCTAATGTTTGACTTGCACCTCACTTATATAGTAGGAATCGAACCTACACAAGTCTTTTGATAGCCACGTGAAACTGCCATCCCTCCTTTATCCCTATATCATATTTGATATGGTTTTAACAACACCCACCTGAGTAGTGTAATGTTGCCCTTGCCTTACGTACTCCCGTAGTTACGCTTTACTAATCTCTGCAAGCCCTCGTCTGACCAACCAAGGTATGTTTATTGTCTTATCAATATTTCAATTTGTATGTAGTAGCTCGTTTGCTTCTGATATCAAATCTCGGAATACTTAATCGATATGTCATAATTTTTTTTTATAAGGTTTAAAGATTACGTGTTACTACTTAGTTCTATCTACGTAGTTATACTTAGTGGGTGCTACGTAGTTGACGGGTTTGTGTGTCATTGAATCAGTACCTAACTTACTGTAAAACAAGCACTTGCAATTGATTTCATATAAACAAGTACTATTTTTGTTTTTGTGTTCATTTTTTTAGGGCAGGTTTTATTCTATGTCTTTATGTATGTAAGTCAATGATAATGTCAAACGGTATATCGGGATTTATAATTTCCTATGCATACATAATATATGTACGCATAACAAATCGACTGACCAATTAATTGCTATGCATACATAATAAATTTCAGTCAGTCAGACCTATTGATAGGTTGGTTGGTATGAGGTTTTATACAAGCTACTGATAGTCAGACAGATATGTAGATGGTTAGGTAGCTACGTCAAACGTAATAGGCTGATAGACAGGCAGATATGTAGATAAAACGGCAAAAAATTCAGAACAAATCTTCGATTTGTATTTGTTTTAGGGGGGTGGGGGTGCTTTTCCTTTTGAGGTCGTCGTCGTCATATATACATATTGACCAATTGCTACACACATCTGACAAGCTAAAAAAAAGTCTTACATTTGTTAAATATGAAGCTACTATTAAAACTCACGATTGCACTAATTACCGTAACATCAAACGCTCAGATATTTGAGCCTTTCGATAGCTTTGACGGTCCTGGCGAATGGACAAGTCCTGGCGGAAACACTGGATCTCTGGGAGGTAGTCTTACCTACAACATCACTGGCGACTACCTTGACAATGAGTTCTACATCTTCCAGAGTCCTAGCTATGACTTCAGCACATACTCAGAGGTTGAGTTGCTTTGGTACCAGAAGAGTGTCATTAGGCCAGGGGATGTCTTCGGTTTATACTTCTATGACGGGGGATGGTTCTACTACGACCTGTCGAACCTTACTGGATACTACACGGTAGTTGTACCTAACACCACCCAGGCACTTGCCTTTGTCTTGAACACGATTGGTGGTACTGGGTCTGTATCTGGAATGTATTCCGATGTCGAGTTCCTTCAGATAAGGGATGCCTCACCTCTACCTGTTGAGATGCTTGACTTTAAGGCATCGGTAAGGGAAGACGGTAATATTATCGAGTGGTCCACCGCTTCTGAGTTTAACTCAATGACATTCGATCTGTACAGGTCTTGCGATGGTATTGATTGGAATCTTTTGGCCGAGTTACCTGGAGCTGGATTTAGTAACAGTGAGATAAGCTACAGTCACCTAGACAGGTTTATGCATGGCGGTTATGTTTACTATAGGATTGTACAGTCAGACATCGATGGTCAGCAGGAGGTATATGGTCCTGTTCATGTGTACCGAGATGTTAATGAGACCTCAGGGCGATATAGTCTTATGGGTATATCTATAGATGACAGTCACAGGGGTCTTTATATAGATGGTGATGGGACTTTAAAATTTAATCAATAAAAAAGATTAAATTTGTAGTATAATATTAAAGACATGAACAAGTACCAAGACAAAGAGGCGTCGATGGACGACTACTCTCACGAGAGAAAGCTACGAATAGACGGACGCTATGAGGCGGCCCATGGAAAGATGGCTGCGGCTAAGAATGACTTCGACCACGCACACGCACTCAAGAAGGACGCACACTACGACGCAGAGTCACGTAAGCAATTCAAGGGACACATCCACGGTCTATACAAGAGATAGATGTGGGAGATCTTGATCGAGAACAGGATCAGGTTTGGGATTAATGTAGGCTTTGAGTTCTACAGCCCAGACGATTATAACGACGTGTACGAGTTTCACGTCAATTTATTTATAGTAAGAATATTAATGATATGGCGATAAACAATTACACAACTAGCAGAAGGTTCACAGGTACCACAACGAGAGACAGAGCACTGGCTATTATACCTGAGGTCGAAAGATTTGGTATTTACGGTGCTGATAAACGTAAATCAGTAAATATAACAGCGGAGAAGGCAGATCAGATGATGAGGTCCAAGAAATACCGAGTAGGTAAGAGTGGGCGTATATTCGATGTGAAGACGGGTGATCTTGCTGGTAAAGGATTTCAGAAGTACTACACGGTGCCTGACCATGTACCTTTCTCACAGATGTCACCAAGAGTAAAGTCTAAGAAGAAGTAATAGACTAACTGTAAAAAAATAATCAAAAGCCCACCTAAACGGTGGGTTTTTTGTATATTTGGAAAAATAATTAAATAAAATGATAGTAAAACAGGTACACCTTGGCGACAGCGGCCAAGAGAAACTAAGGGCTGGAATCAAAAAAATTGCAGGAGCTGTAAAGAGCACACTAGGGGCTAGGGGACGGACAGTCCTTATAGAGTCCGAGAACCATGTAGGCGGCATAACGGTCACTAAGGACGGTGTGACGGTAGCGAAGTCGATCAACCTATATGACCCGACTGAGAACCTGGCGGTGATGATGATGCGTCAGGCTGCAGAAAAGACTGCCACCATGGCTGGCGACGGCACGACGACATCTATCGTCCTGGCCGAGGCGATCATAGATGCAGCAGAGAGATACATCGAGGATGATACGAATGTTACAGAGGTAATCAGGGAGATAAACTCGATAGCCGAGCGTATAGATGCACACCTAAAGAAGAAGAGTAAGAAGGTAAGCGGTAGGCGTCTGATAGATGTGGCAACCATATCCGCCAACAACGACAAGAAGGTCGGTGAGATGATCGCTGGTGCGTTTGAGGAGGTAGAGATGGTGACGGTTGAGAACAGTATGAACTCTGATACCTATGTAGACATCATAAAGGGGATGCGTATCGAGCGTGGTTATACCTCAAAGTATTTTGTCACTGACCAGAAGAAGCAGGAGTGTGTGATGGAGAACCCGTATGTATTAATCACGGACCACGAGATCAGTAACCTGGCCAATATAGAGAACATACTGAAGCCTATCGTGGCACAGGGTAAGTCTCTGCTGATCATAGGAGAGCTGAGTCAGAACGTACTTAACACTCTGAATGTCAATGCATTGCAGGGTAAGATTAAGGTGTGTAACATACTCCCTCCAAACTTTGGATACAGGCAGAAGGAGCTCCTAGAAGATTTAGCCGTGGCACTTGGTGGTACGTACTTCTCTGACGACACTGGGGACGACCTGTCCGTGATACAGCTGGGAGACCTAGGTCGTGCTGCAAAGATAGTCGTACGTAAGGACATGACGGTCATCATGCATGCAGAGGAGATGGGTGATACGATAACCGACCATGTCGAGGTACTAAAAAAGGTTGTATGGGGCACAGAGCAGAAGGAGGAGAGAGACTTTCTTCAGGAGCGTATCGCAAACCTATCTGGAGGTATCGGTGTGATACATGTCGGTGCACTGACAGATATAGAGCAGAAGGAGAAGCGTGACCGTATCGATGACGCTGTATGTGCGGTACAGGCAGCTATCGAGGGGGGAATACTTCCTGGCGGTGGTATCGCACTACTGAACTGCATGGATATTGTTAAGGATGGCACCATTGCATCTGAGATCGTAACTCAGGCACTGTTCGCTCCATTCGTACAAATACTTGAGAATGCTGGCGTAAATCCAATTAAAACCAGGATCGAATTAAAACAGGATGGAGAGGGGTACGACGTAAAGAATGAAAAGGTGGGTGATATGATAAAGATGGGGATCATAGACCCAGCTAATGTGACAAGGAATGCGTTAGAGAATGCTGTGTCTGTTGCCACAACGATAATGAGCACGAGTTCAATAATAACAAACGTCAGAGACAATGGAGATACTAAATAAGTTTATAATGCTTGAGAGGATTTACGAGAAGAAGACCAGCTCAAGTGGACTGATAATGAGCGACGAAGACTCAAACGAGATGCGTTACCAGAGGGGTAATGTCAGGGATGTGGGGTACAATGTACTCGGAATCAAGGGTGGAGACACCATTATATTTGACAAGGTGTCGGCATACGACGTCTTGATAGGAGACGAGAGGCTTACTATCATTCAAGAGAAGGACGTTGCCTGCGTTCTTTAAGGTCTCTATTGGCATCCTTCACCGCAATCGATAGTATCTTGTGAGAGAAGGGTGCCTCTTTCTTAAATATCTTATTCCTCCTGGGCGACTCTGGCAGCTCTTCAAATCCAAGCAACTTCCTGTAGATCGTTGCGATCATCTTCTTTCCCTTTCGTGATACCTCATACAAAAGTGCCTCTCCCCATCTCTTTTCCCTAAACTTCCTTATAAACCCGTCTCTTAGCAGTCTGTTAAACCTGAGCCTGTCCCATGACATGTGGTTGGCATACCTGTCGAATTGCTTTCTAGTGAATAGGTGTTCGGAGTAGAGAAACATGAGCATGTCTAAATCTGCAGACGACTTGAGCTCGTAGTTTACTACGGCCCATCTCCTGATAACGCTCCAGTGCTTCATGAAATCGTACTTCGCTTCCCTTGTGAAAAATATTTTGTCCTCCCTCTTTGAGATCCTCTTCTTAACCTTTGGAATCATTTTATTATATTTGTATTTGTAACAAAGATACTTATAAATGCCAAAAGACGCCTGCTACAAGAAAGTAAAGAGACAGTACAAGGTCTTCCCATCGGCCAGAGCCTCACAGGCTATAGCCAAGTGTAGGAAGGGTAAGGGTAAGGTTACCAAGTCTTCCAAGGGTGCAAGCCTCAAGAGGTGGGAGAAGGAGAAATGGGTAGATACACGTACTGGTAAGGCATGCGGTGCAGGTAATAAAAACGAGTACTGCAGGCCAACAAAGAGGGTGTCTTCCAAGACTCCAAAGACTAAGGGTGAGATGTCTAAGTCTGAGCTAGCTAGAAAGAAGTCAGAGAAGTCTAGGGTAGGAATGGGTAGACGTGTAAAATCATTAAAAAGAAAATAATTAGATATGGATGCAAAAAAACTAAAGACTATTTCTGCAGAGTTAAAGAAGGCTTCTGCTATGCATAAGGGACAGGCAGCTAAGATTGACAGGATGCTTAAGTCTATGAACAAAACAACTAAAAAAAAATAAGTTATGCCTACAGTAAAACACAAATGTCCTGACACGGGTAAGATGATGATTAAAAAATTTCCTTACAACGCAGTTGGAAAGGTTAAGTTAGATCAGTTTATGAGAGATCCTAGAAACAAAGGAGCTAAAATTGTAAAAAAAGACAATCCAGGATACGGTCAGGAAAAGCAAAGTACAAGCTACTAAATAATAGTTATGAACAAGAAAGAGATGGACTCAATGCCTATGAAGAATAGCTCCATAAAGGTATTGACAAAGAGACAGCAATATATAGCAAAGCAGTCTGGAGATCCTAATAAGATTGAGGGATCTGACTTTAAAAAGCTAAGGAAAAAGGGATAATGGCAAAGAGGGTAGACAAGAGTAGTATGCCTTGCAACAAGCCTAGATCGTCTACAAGGCCAGGTAAGAAGAAGATGGTCAAGGGATGCGAGGGTGGCAAGGAGAAGATCATACACTTCGGTGCGAAGGGTTACGGTCACAACTACTCATCTGCAGCTAGAAAATCTTTCAAGGCTCGACATAAGTGTGGTACGGCCACATCTAAGCTTACCGCAAGATACTGGGCCTGTAAGAACCTATGGGCTGGTAAAGGCGGTTCTACCAAGAGTTCGCCTAAAGGTAGAAAAGGAAAGTATTAAGACATGATTAAGATAAAGAAACATAAAGGTTTGGGAGACACAGTTGAGGCTGTGACTAAGCTTACGGGTATTCAACAGATCGTAAAGGCTGGAGCCAAGGCATTCAATCAGCCGTGCGGATGTGACAAGCGTAAGGACAAACTAAACGAATTATTTCCGTATGGGAAAAAGTAAGACATCCAAGTACTACGAGGAGAACCCTGAGGCGGCTGAGAAGCGTCGAAGGTATCAGAGAAAGCTGAACAAGACAGAGAAGCAAAAGAAGTACCGTGCCGAGCATACAAAGGAGCGTAGGCGTAGGGGTATAGACGGAAAGGGTGGAGATGATGTCAGTAAGAAAAAAAATGGTAAATTTGTACTTGAACATCCGTATAAGAACAGAGCACGAAATGGTGCCGACGGAAGAAGTACTAAAAAATAAAAAAAATGGGATACCAAAAATTACAAGCAAATAGGGCGGCTGCAGTTACGCCAAGTGATACAGTAGATATACCATATGTAGGAGATGCGGCTGGAGATAAGCTATGGGCATGCGTGTTGTATGTAGGAGTCGCTGGGAATGTAAAGGTTAGAACGGCAGGTGGTGATGACGTTACATTCACTGGAGTACTTGCAGGGTCTTTCATACCAGTACAGGTAGTTCGAGTATTTGCTACAGGAACCACATCTACGGACATAGTAGCTCTCTGGTAGTATGCCGATGCAAATATCCATATCGAATGCCATCAAGGGAGAGATAAACGGTGGCACAGAACCATACAGCACAAATTCTTTTAAATTTGATGGGCTTGATGATTTATTAAAATTTAATTCAGAAGTGGTAATTCACATATCTGATCCATTTTCGGTATCGGTATGGTTTAAATTCACAGGTGATTATGTTAACTCACAAATGTTTCTGATTGGTCAACAAACTTCAAATGCAAACTATTTTCAATTCGTTTCTGATACGCAAATAAGAATTAAAGTATCTGGAACATTTTATGATTTTACAAGCAGCACATTAACAATACCACGAGATACATGGGGACATTTAATAGTAATAAAAGATTCGTCTAATTCTTTGCAACCTTATTTGAACGGTCAGGCTTTTGGAACTGCTATAAATTTAGGATTAAAATCAGTAATTTTAGATTCTCTTGGTAGAGTGGTAAACTCCTCTTTTGGTTTTAAAGGTTTTTTAGATGAATTTGCCATTTGGAATACAGATCAGACTGCAAACATTGCAACTATTTATGGAAGCGGAATACCTTCAGATATTACAGGTTTAAATCCTCTAATTAATCTTAGAATGGGAGAAAACGCCACCTTTGATACAGGTACTCAAATATGGACTGCTACCAGTATTGGAAGCGACACAAGAAGTGCAACAAGTCAAAATATGGACGGTAGCGAAGTAACTACTGATGTACCAACATAAATAAAATGAAAAACAATAATAGAATATACGCAATAATTCAAACGGCAGACTTGCCATTAATTGACTTTTCTCAAATTGTAGAAAATGACAAAACTACAATTCGTAAGTCTTATGATGGTTTAAAGTTTCTTATTAAATATAATTCAGAACCAAGTTTTATAATTGATGGAAGCGTTGTGCCTTTAGAGGTTTTAACGTATAGTGAGGCTTTGACTCTTATGAATACAATCGAATGGCAAATACCAATGTCTGTAGATTAATGTATAAGTAATAATGCTTATAAAAAATAATCTTATATTTGTAAATATAAAAATAAAACATTATGCCAACAGTACCAAGTAACGAACAGTTTGTAGGAATATCAGCCTCAGAGGATTTAATAGAGAGAGGTTCATCACAGACAAACAGTGCAAGAACGATATATATATATGCCGATCTAAAGCGAGGGTCACAGTCCGCTATCGCTAAGACGGGTGTTGCAATATCATTCACCGAGAGTGAGATATACAACACATCAGCAGCGACTGGGACAGGCAATATCACAAACGATTTGACAAACGCACAGTTGGGAATCGTTCAGAAGTTGTACCACCAAGAGGGTTCAGCTCCTTCAGTACCTGCAGGATGGGTTCTTATGGGGTCGGGTACATACAGTACATCGGCACTTAACGTAATATATGCTGAGTGGTGTGGAGGAACAAGAGTTGAGTATTGGATTGTACAACCTGCATAGATGTCAAGTAACTACCGTTCTATATTAAACGTACAGACTCCCTCTTTTTCAAACACAAAGAGCTTTAGTTTTGATGGTAATGATGAAGCCTTTAGTGTAGATGATGCAAGTAATTACGAATTTACAGGGGACTTTACTATTATGGCTTGGGTAAAGATTGATGTAATAGGAAACGACTACTACATTATAGACACTTCTTCAAGTGCAAGTTTTGGTAACGGTTACTCATTTAGAGTACGAACAGATGGCAAGATACGTTTTTGGTCTTATAGAGCATTAAGTACGGGATTAAACAGCACTACTGCATTGAGTGCAGGAACTTGGTATCACATTGCTTGTGTTCACAATGCAGCAGACAATAAAATATATATCAATGGTGTTGAAGATGCTACGCTTAATCATGGCGGAGGACATCAAACAAGCGACACTGAAAATCTAAGAATCGGCAGCAGTAAACTCTTAAACGGATTTACTGACGGAAATATTGACGAAGTTGCATTTTTTGATAGCGACCAAAGTGCAAATATAAGTGCCATATACAATAGTGGGACACCAACAGACCTGTCCGCTTATTCTCCTGTGGGTTGGTTTAGGATGGGAGAGAATGCCGCCTTTACAAGTGGGGATGATGTTTGGACTATGACAAGTGTAGGAAGTACAACAAATACGGCAGAAAGCAAAAATATGCTTGAAGCTAACAGAACCACAGACGTACCAACATAAAAGATATGAGTACACGACAAGCAGAAACATATGCAATAATCAATATAACTGATTTACCTTTGATTGACTTTAGTCAGATTGGAGAGACAGGTGAAAATACTATTCGTAAGTCTTTAGATGAATTACAATTTTTAATTAAGTGGAACACAGAGCCTACGTTTATAGCAGATGGTACTGTTGTGCCTGTCCAAACTATGTCTCATAGGCAGTCTTTGATTGTTATGAATAATTCTAAATGGCAACAGCCAATGCCTGTAGATTAGTCTGTAAGTAATAATACGTATAAAAAATAATCGTACCTTTACAGGTATAAAAATAAAAATGCAAGTGACGGGATTTCAGATTGGGTTTGATGCTTTAATTTCTCTTCTTTCGGCAGTGACAGGAGCTCTTACTGTGTGGTATACTTTGAAGGGAAAGGTTGAAATTCAGCAGGTAGTTTTAGATAATCTTGCTTCGGATATGGATGATATTAAGACACATAAGAAGGAGGGTAATATTTTATTGCATAAGAGAGTAGATGACCTTAAGGGACAGGTAGAAAGAAACAGGGAAAAGAACGATGCCTCTCTGGCAGAGTTGAAGACCGAGATGGGAGCGATGGAGTTAAGAATTATCCAAGCCATTCATGCGATCAAGAAATAGTTGCCTTCTATTATTAATTTTACTCATAATCTCTTGCACTCCGCAAAGAAGATTCACTAGGCTTGTAGGTAAATATCCTTATCTCATAACCACAGATACTGTGACGATGATAGATACAGTAACAGCAACCATACCAAGTGTTGTTCATGACACAGTTATCAACGAACATTTTTTTCATGAGATAACTAAAGACACACTTATACTAGAGAAAGACAGATTGACCGTAAAGATATTTCACGACACCGTCACTAGAGAGGTATATATAAAGGGCGAGTGCGACACTGTCACAATAGAAAAGATTATAGAGAGGAAGATACCTGTGAAGTACTACGAAAAGACTCCGTTATGGAAAAAGGTTATGAACTGGTTGATATTTGCAGCTATAGTTTATGGAGTCTTTAGATTAGTTATATTTGTAAAAAAAAAGATATGAAAAATAGATTATTCTCAAACTACGTAACCACAATATTAGGGTGTTTAATTTTAATATTTTGTGGCGTAATGATTTACACTGAAAAGGAGACGACAGAAGGAATGGCAGGATGGCTTGCTGTAGGTCTAATGTTCCTTCGATCAAAAGACAGCTTGATAGCACTACCTGCAAAAGATAAATAGATGGGTGTAGTGCTCGTAATAATTGCGGCTTACCTCGCTGCCTCATTAATAATTACATTATGGAAAAGATGATTACATGTCCTAATTGCAATACTGAGTTTGATATGTCTATAAAACCTCATAGATCAGAATCAAAATATCTATGGATACTTGATAACGGACATGGTGGTGTTATTGATGGTGTTTATCAGACATCGGGAAAGAGATCTCCAGTATGGCCAGATGGTGAAGTTTTGTATGAGGGCGAGTTTAACAGGGCTATCGTAAATAGAATTGTAGACATGTGTAAGTCAAATAATATTGACTGTGTGAACTTAATAGACACGCAAGAGGATGTCCCTTTAAAAGAAAGACCTAAGATGGCTAACAAGCTGGCAAAGTCTTCTGAAAAACCTTGTATATATGTCAGCGTTCATGCTAATGGATTTACTGATGAGTCTGCAAATGGGTGGGAGGTTTTTACATCTCCAGGGCAAACCAAGTCGGATTCAATAGCGACAGTTCTTTATGAAAAAGCTAAGGCTGAGTTTCCTGAAAGAAGAATGAGACCATCAATGGGAGATGGAGATCCTGATAAGGAGTCAAAGTTCACCGTCCTTATGGATACGTCTATGCCTGCCATACTATCTGAAAATTTTTTTATGACTAATTCTAAAGAATGCCATGAAATACTTATGAGCGAGTCAGGAAGAGATAGAGTTGCTAAAATACATTTTCAAATGATTCAACAGCTGGAGAATGCGTAATAAAACATTAGCCCTTAGTAAACCTAAAAAGAAGCGTACAGGGATTCATAGTAAGAATAATTCAAGGTTAAAGAAATCTGTTAATTACAAAAAGCCTTACAGAGGGCAAGGAAAATAAAAATTACTATATTTGTACTAAATAACTGACATGGCAAAAATAGATTCATATTCAACAGCTACACCGACAGAGAACGATATATTACTAGGATCAGACTCTGACGCTGCAAACGCTACAAAGAACTTTACGGTAGGATCGCTAAGAAATTACATGATAACGTCTAGCGTTCCATCAACTGCATCTTCAACTGGAATAGCTGGTACACTTGCTTATGATTCAAGCTATCTGTATGTTTGTGTAGCCACAAACACATGGAAGCGTGTTGCTATAGCTAGTTGGTAGTAAAATAAATTAAATGAAAAAAATTGAAAAGGATGAGCTTGATAAATTAATCGAGCTTAACAAGAATTACAGGGATCTAAAGTTTCAGATAGCTGACATTGAGATCACCTTCGAAAGACTAAAAAATCAAAAGATAACGTCTATAGCTAACCTAGAGATGGGGGCACATGACCTTGCGGAATACCAGAAGGAGATTTCTGAAAAGTACGGAAATGTAGACATAAATCTACATACAGGTGAATATAGTTAGAAAGATATCTGTAGGACCAGACTATATGAAGTGCATGCACTACGTTGTTGGTCAGGAAGTTCTAGGAAGAAGTTATACTATAGATTCAATAATACAGGAGGATACTTCTATATCTATATACATACGTAAGGATGACGAGATCGTTAAGTGGAAGCAGTTTAGCTCTACAATGCCTGTATCTATAGAGTTTAAAATAGACTTCTGATGAAATCTCCATACTGCTTCGTTATAAAGCCTGTCGATGGAAGGCGTTATGACAACATACGTAGCTATGATGGCAAGGAGTTTATCATAAGCACGTCACAGGAGGACCACACCGTATCAAATAGATTTGCTGAGGTTATATCAAGGCCCACATACTACAGTGGACCAATACAAAAGGGAGACATAGTTATAGTACACCACAACGTGTTTAGGTACTACTACGACATGAAGGGTAATCAAAAAAGTAGCTGGCACCATGTCATGGATGACATATTCATAGTGGAGCCCAGTCAGGTTTATTTGTATAGAAGAGATGAGGTGTGGAATGCACCGTCTCCATTTTGTTTTGTAAGGCCTATAGAATCTGAAGACCATATGTTTACTCAGTTAGGAAACTTAGAGCAACTGTGGGGTGAGTTGGTTTTTAAGAACAGCGATATAGACTACGTGGATCATGGGGATATTATATCATTTACTCCAGACAGCGAGTATGAGTTTAGGATAGGAGACGAGATACTATACAGGATGTACAACAAGAACATATGTCTAAAAAGGTAGAAATATTACAGGCGGCCAAGCTGGCTATTGACGAGCTGATTAAGGTATTAAAGGAGCCTATAATCACACATGCTGAGGATGATATAACGGC